GGAGGAATGATTCTTGAAGTTTTATATTGAGTGGGAGAATTCATTACGAAAAATATATTGTAAAGAAATAAGAGCAGTTAATTTAGAAGAGGCTGAAAAACTTTTTGCAGTACAACATCCAGATGGTAAAATACTAAAAATCGAAGGGAGGAATGGTGTATGAAATTTGAAATTGTAGATGATATTTTTAAATCTAATCACGAATATCTTTCTAAATTACATCAATTAGATGTAAATAGCATAAAGGGTGGGGAAGGCAATATTCATCGAAGTAAATTATTTAATACAGAGAAAGCAAGAGCAATCCTTTTAGAAAATACAAAAATGAAATGAGGTGTGGGTGATGGATAAACCATTTACAATAATACTGAATAATCAAGGAAAAGCAATTGTAACAATGGACAATAGGGTTGCCGATGATGAAAGTGTAATGATTCAACGATTTATAGATGATGGATACATAGTGAAAAATGTTTCTGTAGATGAATATGATGAAATTCATATGAATGGAAATTTTAATTCATTCTAATTAAAAGAGACTTATCATTGAAAGGGATGATGAATGATGGAATTTAAAGTAGAGGATAAAATCAAGCATTATAAGGGTGGTATTTACACCTTTCTTGGTATTGGTACAGAATCAGAGACTGGTGACGAAGTAGGCATATACCGTAACGATAAAGATAATCGAATATGGGTAAGACCAATTGATATGTTTTATGAAGAAGTGAAATATAAAGGCGATTGGGTTCAAAGGTTTGAGATTCATAAGACTAGAAGTGTATTTGTTATGTGCGAGAACTGTGACTTTGAAATGTCAGCAGAAGGAATAAATCATCTACAACATGAACTTACAGATATTGAAGGTGCATTAGTTTCTGATGGTGGAGGAGGCTATTACAGTATATGCCCTAAATGTCAAAAAGACAGTCTAGTTTTTGAAGACTGAATATAGTTAATGTAGATTTATTATTAAAAATACATAATGAAGGATTGATTGATAAAATGAAGAGAGTAAACGAATTACGCGAATCGTATATTGAGTTGGAGAAAAAGAGTGGAGTTATATACAGCATGATTGACACTGAGTTAAACAAGCAGTTCATTTATAACGGTGTTGGGTGCTATGTTACTGGCTATGACTTAGAAGATGATTATATTAATATTCATCCAATTGATGGAGAAACAACTTTAAGTACCAATGGAAAAAATTTAGGAATTACTTTTAAGCAATTTGATGCGCATTTTGGAAATCGTAAATATAAAATTCACTTCTATAAAGGTAAAGAGGCGTTTGGTGATGTATTAGAGTTTTTGAAGACAGTAGAAGTTGATTTTGACTATATACCTAAATCTGATTCTGAGATCATTAAGCAAGGATTAAAGGAACTTGGTTCGTATCCTAAAAGCTATACTGCAAAAATCTATGAAATTAAATAATATTGGATTTTTATAAAAAGAAAGGATGATTTAGATGGGAGTTATTCAACCGAAATTTGAAATTAAATTAAATACAGAACTTGAGGATTTTGATTTACAATTTGACAGCATTGATGAAAACAAGATGTTTTTATCTCAATTTAATGGAAATAAAGATTTAGTGTATATGACATTGAATGATAAGCAGTTAAGTATGAATATTAATGAATTAAAGTTAGCTGTAGATATGTTACATAGTTCAAATAGTGAAATTAAATGATATCGCTCTATCATTAAAAATACATATATTAAAAGGAGATTTATAATGAAAACAAATACAGAAAAACAAGATGAATTATTTAACGATTTGAATAAAGAATATAAGCGTAGAGGTCGGAAATATGTATACAACATCATACATCAAATGAATATCGTTCCTAAAAATACATATGTAGAAACAAATTTTACACCTTTAGTGATGGATGGGATTATGGCTTATATTCAACATGTAGCTTGGGAAACTACTCATGAATGTTGTTATTCACTTGGTGAAGAAGAAGTCCTGGAAATCATTAATAAATTCTATACAGAAGTTAAATTTTTAGATGAACCTTACAAGTCATATTACGAAATTGATCTTTATGAAAATTGGGAAGCTAATGCTGCATTTGACTTTGAGAATTGCATGACAGAGTTTCAACAAGATGGATTATTAGAGTACATAAAAGCGATGTCTATTCGTAACAATTGGAAGCAGCAAGTATCATAATACAGTCATTTTATAAAATAAAGGAGAAATGAGGAGTTAACAATGAATTGGGTTAATACAATGGATAGAATTGAGAGAATTAAAATACTAATCGATCAAAATAATAATTATTATCAAAGCTTAGTAGGAAATGAATATACAGCAGATAACTTCGGAACTGTAGTGAAAATAGATAGCTTTGATAAAGAAACAGTAATGTTTAAATTATCGGTTGTTGATGGATATAGAATATGGTGGGATGGGGCTGAAGATTTTCTAAAGAGTGTAATAGCAAAACAATATCTATACAAGGTATAAGAATTTTATAAAAACAAAGTATTATTAAATACATAAAAGGAGATAGATGAATATGTCAAATTATAAAGTTTTTGAAATGAATGATTGTGATTGGGTAGCTTCAAAAAGTGAAGAGGAAGCGAAAAAGTGGTATGATCAATTCATCCCAAGAGAAGAAATCAAAGAATATTTTGAGGGTGAAGTATCTCTAGACAAACAAATTGTTATTTCAGTAAGTGAATTAACTGAAAGTGAACTAGATAAAGCTATTGAGATTCTTGGTGAAATGATTCCGCAAGATGAGGACTCTTTTAATGTCTCACTCAATGACTGGCTAAAAGTTATGTTGCCAAAACAAAATGACGAAACGTTTATTATTGCATCGACGGAGGGTTATTAAGGTGAACATAAGATACAATACATCTAAAAATGATGAAGGTAATGTAACAATAGAGGTGATTGTTGATGATTTAATCGTAGCAGTACTAAAACAAAAAGAGTCAAATGTTTTAACATTAGTACAAAAAGTGGATTTGAATACTGCTACAATTAGTGTGATTTTAAATGATTTTGTAAAGAGTAGTTATGATATAGCTGTTGCTAGACTGAGATTTGAATTAGATTTCTAATAAAATGAGAATATTATTAAAAATATAAAATAAAAAGTATGGCAATAAGTCATAGGGAGAATGGAAATATGAAGATTAACTTTAACAAAAAAGAACTCATGTTACTTCTGGAAACTGTAAAAGATTATCGGTGGGTAGGGGATTTTTCTAATAATGAATTAGAGAAAATGAAGCGTAAATTAAAATACAATATAAATAAATGTATGAATGGAGTTAATGCCCATGAAGATTGATGAGATAGTTATATCTAGAGTCATTAAGTCTATATACATGGGTTTTATTCTAGACAAAAAATCCAGTGAATATTTAGGAAAACATTATAAGGTAGCAAAAGAAGATATTTTAAAATTTATTGATGTGTTCAATAAAAATACAGATTTAAAATTTAATCATATTAACATCGAATTTGATGAAAACAGTTATGGTACAGGAATTAGAGTTAGAGCGATAGGGAACACTACATATCTGACAAAAGAGAAATTAAATATACTATACTCAGGCATCGAAGAATTGATTAATAGGAATTTAAAATTAGCAACTACTTCGAATGAACATATTGAAGTTTACGACTTAAATACTTTTGATTTATTGGACAGACATACATGGAATACAATGGGAGACAAATATTTGGCAAGCATCAGTAAACGATACATGGTTAATTTTATTCATTTGTATTCAGTTTCAGACTATTAATAAAAATACATATCTAAAGGAGAGTATCATAATGTTTTTTAAAGTGAAGGATAATGAAGGTAATATTTATACAAACAATATGTCACCTGATGCCGATAAATGGATTTTAGAAATTCATTTCGGAACATCTTATACACAAGTAATTGTTCAAGATAAGATTTCAAACGATCAAGGAGAAATTATATATCCAGAGAAGAATATTATTATTCCTATGAATGAACTACATTGGGTGGATATGATTGCTGTTAATAGTAATGAAATCGGAGAATGGGTAGTTCAATAAAAGTTATCTTTTATTTAAACAAATACATAAAAATGTATTGATGATAATTAGAATCGTGGTACAATAAGTAATAGATAAGGAAAGAATAGGTAATTAACTCTTTATCAAAATTGGATAAATACATAAAAGGAGAATGGATATGATTAAACTTAACGATGTAGAAATTGTATTTGAGAAATTTCCTAATGGTGAAACAAGAATGTTGTCAACGGACATTAAGGATACTGTGAAAAATGATAATAAAATAAGTTTCAAGTATGGAGATGATTCTGATTTAATCAAATTAATGTTCCTGAAAGAGTATTTAAATGAACATTTTGAATCGAAAAATCACTTACTTATTTATTACATGCCATATTCAAGAATGGATAGAGTAGAAGGTGATTCTGCTTTCACACTGAAGTATGTAACAAGTTTTATTAACAGTTTGAACTTTGATTCTGTAGAAGTTATAGAGCCTCATTCAAATGTAACACCTGCACTACTGAATAAGGTCAATTCAAATTACATTAACAACGATCTAATTACTAAGGTGATTGAGGAAATCAACTTTAATGAAGATGTGGATTCAATCATGTTCCCTGATAATGGTGCATCACAACGATATAAAAATATGAAATTTAAAAATGTCTTAATCGGAAATAAAACTCGAAACTTCCAAACAGGAGAAATTACAGGTTTAGAGTTAATTGGTAGTAAACATTCTCAAGGTAAGAAAGTATTAATCTGCGATGATTTAAGTTCATACGGTGGAACGTTTGTTAAATCGTCAATTGAACTAAAGAAAGAAGGATTTGAAGAGGTCTACTTACTAGTAGCTCATGCAGAAAACTCAATATTTAAAGGTGAATTATTCAATCATATCGATAAATTGTTTACTACAGATAGTATTTTAACTGAACAAGACAATTGGGAAAATCAGAAGTTCAAAAATCAATTAGTTATTTATAAACTATAAAATACATAATAAAAGGAGAAAATAATATGAATAATTATATCTTACCATCAACATTACTATGCGATTTCTACAAAACGAGCCACAAGGCGGTATATCCAAAAGGAACTGAAGTCATTTATTCAACATTTACACCACGAAGTAATAAGTATTTTCCGATTGCAAATGAGGTAGTCGTATTTGGAATTCAAGGATTTGTTAAGAAATATCTTGTTGATTACTTTAACGAAAACTTCTTCAAACGATCAAAAAATGAAGTTGTGAATGAATATAATCGAATTATCAAATTTACTCTTGGTGAGCAGTACGTTGATTCGGGACACATTGAAAAACTACATGATTTAGGGTGCTTACCAATCAAGCTAAAAGCATTAAAAGAGGGAACTTTAGCACCAATCAAAGTTCCTGTTATGACAATTGAAAATACGCATTCAGACTTCTTCTGGTTAACTAATTACCTAGAAACTCTAATTTCTACGGAGATTTGGCAACCAATGACTAGCGCAACTATTTCACATCAATACCGCAAACTATTTGATGATTATGCACTAAAGACCGTAGGAAATACTTTAGGAGTCGATTTTCAAGGACATGATTTCTCAATGCGAGGAATGTCTAGTTTAGAATCAGCGATGACAAGTGGAGCAGGGCATCTATTATCATTTACAGGCACAGATACAATACCTGCGATCATGTATCACGAGAAATATTATAACGCTAATGTTGAGAATGAATTAGTCGCTTCATCAATCCCTGCCACGGAACATTCTGTAATGTCAGCAGGGACTTCAGCAGACGGAAACAGAGATGAGTATGATACGTTTAAACGGATTATCACAGAAGTTTATCCTGAAGGTTTTGTTTCCATTGTAAGCGATACATACGACTTCTGGAAGGTAGTTACGGAAACTTTGCCTCAATTAAAAGAAGAAATCATGAATCGTAATGGTCGCTTAGTTGTTCGTCCAGACAGCGGTAATCCTGTAGATATTTTATGTGGTAAAAATTTACCTGAATTTGATGATATTGAAGACGCATTTGCAGAATACGAATTAGGATTTAGTCATGATGCAAAATTAATGATTAATGATGAGTGTACATCTTACAAAGAGAGTTATGATGTTAGAGTCGGAAATAAAGTAGTAACTCTTCAATTTAAAGCGTATGATTCTGAATATGAAATTGATACATATCAAGACTACACTTCACGAAATATTACAGCAGAAGACAAAGGTTTAATTGAATGCTTATGGGAAACTTTTGGTGGAAATATTACAGATCAAGGATACAAGGTATTAGACTCACATATTGGTGCAATTTATGGTGATTCAATTACTTATGAACGTGCTAAAGAAATTTGTGAGCGACTAGAAAATAAAGGATTTGCATCAACTAATGTAGTGTACGGAATAGGATCTTACACGTTCCAGTATAATACACGAGACTCATTTGGCTTTGCCATGAAAGCTACTTATGCAGTGATTAATGGTGAAGAAAAACTATTGTTCAAAGACCCGAAAACAGATGATGGTACTAAGCGTAGTCAACGTGGTAAGGTGAAAGTTTATGAGACCAACGGTAGTATTGCTTATGTTGATGGGCTATATAGTGAATCTGATTACAGTGACGACTTATTGGAAGATGTATTTATCGATGGTGAATTAGTGCGTGATCAAACATTAGCTGAAATTAGAGCAGTCCTTAATAAGTAACAAGCGTATGGAGAGTCTTAAGTGACTCTCTTTTTCTTTTATAATATTTCCCTTTTAACTAAAATTAAATAAAGAAATACATAATTAACACTTGATTTTATGTATTTTATTAATTATACTTAGATTAAGAAATCAAACATTGCTAAATTTTAGGAGGATTTTACATATGGAAATGACTACTGTGTATCACGGTACATCTTCTCACTATTTGGATAAAATTGAACAAGAAGGATTAGTAGCTCAGAGACATAGGAACCATGTTTACGTTACTACTGATTATGAAAAGGCAAAAGAATATGCTTTTATTTGGACAGGTGGACTTCTTTATGAAGAACAAAAATCATTAGACGCAGGTGAAATAGAATTTCCTATGATCGAAACTGAAGGTGTAATTTTTACTTTAAGTGTTCCCAAAAATTTATTGAAAGTGGATGATTATAATTTAGAGGGAGAGCCAAATCAATATAAAGTACAAAATAGTCTTTCTCCAGATTATATAGTTGATATTGAGGAAATAATTTTCGATGCTTTTTCAGATGAAGACTTTGATGAAGAGAAATATAATAGTGAAATTTTAAGAGCTAGAGCTTTATTAGTAGGTGTTTCTCAATGGGGAGAAGATTAGATAATATTCGTATTTTACTAAAAGAGTAAGGAGAGTTAATGATGAATGCAAAACAGTTATATAAATTGGCTAATGAATTAAATACAAAAGGAGATAATCAAATTTATGATGTGATTGATATTTTAAATCAATATGATAGTAGTATTGACCATCATGACACTAAGGTTTATTTAAATGAAAAAGTCGCTACAAAACGAGTTCATTATCAAGACTTAGAACATGGAGGTAAATATACATGGGAACTAACTACATTATGGTTTGAAAATAACCCTGTAGCAATCATTCAAATGGCAGGTAGATATGGTGAATCACATCAAGAACTATTTGTAACTAATAAAACTCTAATGGATAACGCAATTGACTACTTACGCAAGTTGATCGATGAGGAAGAAGTTGAGACTGACAAATTCATGATTGACGAAGAGGTAGAATTAGATAAATTAACTAATTTTCATAATCATAGTTTAGACGAGTTTTACCAAGAAAACTTAAATCCTGAATATAAAAAAGATGACAAGGTTATTGCTTCTGTTGTAGAAGAAAAATCATACGGATATATTTTCGATAATACTCCCATAATCAATAGTCTGGTTAAAATCACTAATGTAGAAGAAACCAATCCTTCTGAAACATATCGATTTTATGAGGTTGGAAGAAAGTACGATAGTGTTTGGAAAATGGGCGAAACTCGAAATATCATTACAAATATGGATACAGATGTTGAAGATGGATATCGTATCTTCGGAATTTTAAACAGTGATTTAGTACAAGTTAAATAATAATTCGATTTTATAAAAAGGAGAAATAAAAATGAGAATAGCAAAAGTGAATTTTAATCTGATTAGTAATCAACGTACAAACAAGAAGAAATATTACTTTAACACTGATATTGAAGGTTTAGAAAAGGGTGATATTTTAGTTGTTGATAGTCAAGGTAAAGAACAATATGCAAATTTCTTAGGTTACTATGAAGGTCAACGAGAGGTATCTAAGAATGTAATACGCAAAGCAACCAACGAGGAATTAACTGATTACTGGTTGTTGGTTGAGGAAAACTTATTAAAATATCCATTATACATATCTGATGAAGTTTATAACCAATATCGATTTGGATTCAAGAATAATTTCCAGACAAGTAAAGAAGAAGCAACTCTTAAATTGACACGAAATGTATTGCTGTCTAATAACTTTACTAAAGGCAAAATTATTAAGAATAATCATGTATTTAATTACGGTACACAAGAGATCACTGTAAAAGGAAATGAAATTGTTTCAGTAAGAATAGATATGAGTGATGTAGAATTTAATATTACAGACGAACGTAGAAAATATATAGAAAGTAAACTCAATTTAATTTCATTTGGTGAAAATAATAATGAGCATTATAAAATTAAACTACCAACAAAAGAAGAATTGACTTCTAAGGGCTTCACTAATCGAATAAAAATAAATCCCAACCAGACTGTTGAAAGTTTATCGAAGTATGGATTTAGTAATCATCATGAGCCTACTTTATATTTCTGTAAAATGCTGATCGATGAGATTTCATTTAGTATCAGTATAGATAAGAAGTCACTAGAGATCACAAACATTGATGTATTGGATGAAAATTTCTTACAACCTTATGATTATCAAGCTATTTTAATGAGAGATACAAGTTATAAATATGCAAAAATGGTGTTTGATAAAGTGGATAGTGTTATAAATAAGCTACAAAATGATGGTGTAATTGAAGGTTATACAAGAGGAATGTATATTTAGTTAATAAAATAATTATTTAAAGGAGTTTTAGTCAATGAATGAGATCAATGACGTATACGTGGTGTTTGAGACAACCGAAGGAATCGATTGGTATGTGAGTGATTACAGCGTTACTCAAGGACAAGTTGCTGTTTCAGAACTAATAAGAGATGCGAGAAAGCTAAACAAATATGAAGCTGATTATGTTGCAGAATACTTTGGAATGCATTCATTAAAAATCGAAGTTATGATTTAAATAATAAGTTGATTTTATCAAAGCTAGGAGGAGTTAATATGTTACAAAAAGGAGATAAAGTAGTTGCAACTGAACATGAAAATGTTGAAGATATGCGAGGAAAAGTTTTTGAAGTAGATTACACGTATGATACAGGTAGTCAAAATTTAGTTATGTTGAAAGGCAGACATGCATTTGTATCAGAATGTTACTTGCAAAAACGAGACGATGTTCAAGGTAAATTAAAAGAGAATGATCCTTATCACAAATACTACGACTGTATGTCATGTGGACATAGTATGAGTACAGATGATAATAAACTAATGTGTGTGTTCTATAAAAAGCATTTTCAAGCTGATGAAGAAGCAGTTTGTGGGAATTGGAATTAAATAATATAACGATTTCAATGAAAGTTGGAAAGGGTGGGAGTAGTGTCAAAAACAATTAAATATGAAGTCTCCAGTGGTAGCATGTACATACAACCAAGTAGATTTGATTCATTAGAGGAAGCTGAAGCTTATTATAACGAAGAGAAGCAATGCCGAAGTTTTGGTTATATAGCTATTACAAAAGTCATTGAGGAAGTAGTTAAGCGAGAATGGATTCCAGAAATGGAGGATGAATCTTGAAATTTGAACAAACGGTACAACATTATTTTGATACTATGCCTAAATTATTTCAGACACGAGTGCAGGTATTAGAGCATTTATTTGTAGTAATAGGAAATGGTTATGACTGGATTGATGGTCAACTGGTGTATGACAGTTATTATATTAATGAGGACGAGATTGTATTAAAAAGTGGGTACAAGGCTAAACAGAACATTATTAAAGATGATTATAATTTTGTTTGGAATACAATGAATAAAGATATCGAATCAATTAGCTATCCATTATATGACACTTCAAACTTATTTACATTTACAGATGACATTAAAGAGGATTGGTTAGAAGGGGTAAGGGAAACAGTAATCCTATTGTTGCAAAGAGAGGTTGATAAAACTAGATTTAACGATTATTTGAATGAAATGGATAAGAAGACATCTACAATGTTAAATCAATTAGCAAATAAATTAGGAATTGTATAATAGAGCGCTTTTATGAAAAATAGATAAGGTGGAATTTAATTATGGGAGAAAAATTTGAGGTAGGTTATGTGGCACAAAACGAGAAGGGTCGATACCTTAATATTGCTTTTGGACAAGATGAGATTGTTATTGGTGAATATCAAGACATTAAAATGGCGACAGTATTTGAATTTGCAGATGACATTGAAGCAGACTTAGTTTTTGATTCAGGCACTAATCCTAAGTGGGTAAACAAAGTTGATGAGAGCTATAACATTGTTGCGAAAGTACATATTGATAATCTATACGATGCAGTTATGAATGATGATTTTTAATAATAAATTACTTTTATGAAGGATGGGCGGATAAATGCTTGAATTAGTTTACGTATATTTTACAGATTTACGCTTCTTTATAAAAGTCAATTTAATTTTAGGAGGAGTGTATATATTATGGAGATGCTTTGATGTAATGTCTAAATGGGGAGAAAATTAACCATATTGTTGAAGCCAACAAAATGGTATTGAATAATAATTTCATTTTACAAAAACAAATACATAAAAAGGAATGTGGATTATGAATAAATTAAAAGGTGAAGTAGTGTTTCGAGGAAAAGTAGTTCCAGTAGAAGTTGATATAAATTTTAATTGGTTAGGTGCTATGGGAGTAGTTATAAATCTTCCAGAAAGCCTTATACACGAAAATGACATTGTACATTTACTTGACTTCAATTTTAATCTCAAAGAAGAGACTAGACCTTTG